TGGGGTAGGCCCTGCTGGTGCGTTTACCTGTAATGGTACAAATAATAGGGGAGTGATGCTAGGAACTCCGGGTACTTCTAATGATCCACACATTTATCGACACACTTCAATGAGGACTTGTGATTACATAACGATTAACTCCGCAGGAAATGCTACTGATTTTGGTGATCTTGTAGCCGATACGACCTTTCTTGGTTCTTGCAGTAATGATACAAATGAAAGAGGTATCGGTATGCACGGTTATAGCAGTGATGGAGCCGACGTTCTACATAATGTTATCCAGTACATCACGATTAACAGTACAGGAAACGCTACTGACTTTGGAGACTTAATAGAGAAAATCGTACTAGGCCAATGCGGAAGTAACGGTGTAAATGAAAGGGGCTACCAGTACGGTGGTGATGGTTGGAATCAAAATATGGAAAGCAATACGATTCAATATATAACAATTAACTCGACAGGAAACTCATCAGACTTTGGAGATGCCTTGTTACAATACGGGCATACCGGGGCCACAGATAATGGATTTACTTAATGACAAAAGAACTTTCTATAGCCAAAGATAACAGCCTAGCTCTAATGAGTGAACTCAATATGGAGTTCGCTGTTATTGATGATAAAAAACTAGCCAAGATTTCAGAACGTATGAAGGAGATGGATAGAACTCTCAATTCCTTCAGCAAGAAGAATACTCAAACTACTGCTCAACTGATGTCGTTGACCATGATGTGCGATGCTCCTTACCGGAGATTGCGTCAGGTCTTGGCAGAGATTGAAAAGAAGAGAGGTGTTCTGGAAGATTCGGCATTTGACTTGCGTAAAAAGAAAGTACAGTTGCGCGACCTGAGAGCTAAAGATGATGAGCTTTCCATGATTGAAGCCGACCAAATGCAGCATGGTCTGCACAGGTCTAAAACATATATTGAAGCAACTCTGAAACAGCTTGCGATGTTCCAAGATACATATGAAGAGATTATGAAAGCCCACAATATTCCGGCAAACTGGAATGAGTTGGATTTTGAAAAAGAAGAAATCTCAAATCATATCAGGATGGGTTTTCGTAATTGTATTCGGAATATACTAGTCAGTGGCGGAATGAACATGGGAACGATGGAATACCTAGAACAGTTCGGTATCCATCCGGTTACGGCAAAGAAGTTAATCGTAGATTACTTGGCAGAAGTAGAAGCTATGGTGGCAGAAGGTAAGTACCCATCTGTAACCCACCTATATGATTTCCTAGATAGGTGTGCCGAGATATTCCAAGATGCCCACCATGCTGTGATGGCAAGAATCGGTATTACTGACCTGATAAAAGATGAGTATGTATTTATGGAGATGCGGGACGTAGCTTGAATATCCTAGTTGGGACACCCTGTTATGGGTGTCAGATGACGATAGATTATTTCAACAGCATGACCCATCTCTTGCGAGACGGATTACAGCATGGAGTCAATGTTGATTTTATGCAGATTGGTAATCAGGTTACCAAGAAAGCAAGGAACTCCATCGTAAGTTATTTCCATACACATCCTGAATATACGCATCTTTTATTTGTGGATGCGGATACTGGTGTAGAAGCGGGCGGAATCGGAAAACTTTTAAAAAGTGGTAAGGATGTAATCGGTGCTCCCGTAGCATTGAAAGGTTTTAATCCTGATGGTTCTCCGGTATTAAACATTGGAAAGATTTATTCCCAAGAAGGATCAATTGCCGAGATTGAGCATATTGGAAATGCCTGCTTGATGTTCAGCAGGAAAGCAATAGATGCCTTGATTGAAATTTCTACTCCGTATGATGACTTTCCTAAATACAGCCGCGGTGATGAATCTCAAGGAAAAGCATGGGATGTATTTTATGTCGGAGTAATGGAGGATGGAATATATCGCCCAGAAGATTTTAGTACCTGCTGGAAGTTCAGAAACAAATTAGGAATAAAAGTGTATTGCGATTTAAGCGTTAAAACAACGCACCAAGGAACTCACCAGTTTAAGAGTTGGCAATGAATAAGAGGAAAATAATATGAGGTATGCAAAAGTAGAAAATGGCGCGATTACGGAGTATCCGTATGACCATGGTATGTTACGGAAGGACAACCCAAATACAAGTTTTCCAAAAGATTCTTTGCAGAGGGCTGACATCCGTTCCGATTATGGTGTCGTAGAGGTTGCAGAAGTATCTAAGCCTCAATCAGACACGCATAAAGTTTCAGAAGGCACACCCGCTTTGGTTAGCGGTAATTGGACACAGACATGGGATCAGGTCGCCAAGACCGCGGAACAATTATCAAATGCTGCTGTTAGTGCTCGGTCTTCCGAATACGGATTACCAGAAGACCAGATTGAATTTATCACGGAGAACGGTCTGGATGCATGGCAAGCCAAGGTTGCTGAAATAAAGGCAAGGCATCCAAAGTAATGGCTTTAATCCCGATAGATCAAGTCGGGCAGGTAGGCATTGTCAAGGATATTAATGCTTGGCAACTACCTCCTAACGTCTGGACTGATGGTAATAATATAAGAGCAGAGCATGGGGCTATTCAGAAGACTCCGGGCTATAAGGAGGTTATGGCTTCCTGTCCTGTTGCACCTTATTATGTTACTAATTTATATGCCGGTACTACATCCTACTGGATAGTTGGTGGACTAACTAAGATTTACGTACACAACGGTTCAGCATGGACAAACATTACCAGACAGACTGCTGGTTCTGACGTAAATTATAACGCTACCGCTAGAGAGAACTGGACTTCCACCGTATTAGGTGGTGTCCTGATTATGGCGAACGGTTATGATGTCCCGCAATTCTGGGCATTAAGTTCCGGTGTACCCTCCGTATCTAACAAGATGGCAGACCTTACAAACTGGTCTGCGGCTAACCATTATCCATTTTCAGTAAGAGCATTTCGCTCCTTCCTGATTGCTCTTAATGTATCAAAAGCGGGTACGGCTTATACCAGTCTAGTGAAGTGGTCTACGGAAGCGGCTACACAGGCTCTTCCATCTTCATGGGACGAAACGTCGGCAACGGTCGATGCCGGTGAATATGAATTAGCTGATACAAAAGGAAAAATTCTGGATGGGCTTCCTCTTACGGATAAGTTCTTTATTTATAAAGAGGACTCTATCTATGAATTATCGTATGTAGGTACACCGTTTATCTTTGCATTCCGCCAGCTCTCGCCAACTATTGGAGCCTTATCCAAGAACTGTGTAGTGGAATTTAATGATAAGCATTTCATCTTCGGAAATGGTGATATGTACATCAATGATGGAATGAGAGTTGAATCCATCTTACCCCATAAAATGCGGGATCATATTTTCAGCACCATCAATGGTGATGAGTATGCAAAATCATTTGTAGTCGCAGATTACGGTAATACGGAAATCTGGGCCTGTTATGTAACGTCATCTAATACGACCAACGTAGAGTGCGATAAGGCATTGGTATGGAACTGGGTAAACCAGACATTTACAGAGCGTGATCTTCCAAACTTGGGAATGATTGGATATGGCATTGAGGGTGATCCTCTCGCTTCCGCTTCATGGGCTGCTGACACCACCACTTGGACTACCAATACCAAGCAATGGAGTACAGCCGGTGCATCCGCATTCTCCAATACAGCCGGTAAATCATTGGTGATGGCATCTCCCACTAACACAAAGATGTACAGGCATAACACCGGCAATCAGGAAGATGGAAGCAATATGACATCCTACATCGAAAGAACCGGATTAACAATAAACGAACAGGGACAACCCGATTCGTCAATGGTAAAGAGTATCAGGGCGGTATGGCCCAAGATGACAGTATCAAGTGCAACCACAGTTAATGTGTATGTAGGTCACCAGATGTCTGCGGAAGAATCCATAACATGGGAAGGGCCGACTACATTTAATCCTGATTCACAATCAAAAGTTCCTGTTAGGGTAACCGGAAAATACATCGGTGTGAAATTTGAATCTACCGGCGATCAAACATGGAGATTGGATGGCTATTCTCTGGACATTAAGAACGCAGGGAATAGAGGCTCCAAGATGAACTGATGGCTGAGAGGAAGTGGTGGGAGAATTGGTACAATCCATATAATCAATATTCTCCTTATGAATATGTTTCACCATTAGTTACTGGTATGTCACCCGGAAATCTAAGGGCGCATATGCTAGAAACCACAAGACTAAAACAGGCTGGATTGCCAGTATACGGAGAAGGTGGATACCATTACAAAACCGCAGCAGATTTTGGTAAGCGTTCTATTTATCCAACATCAATTTTAGGTCTATTAGGTCTTGGGCAACAATTACAACAAGAAGTTGGAAAAAGTGGAATAGAAGGTATCCCTACAGCGTTACAAGATGCACGTTGGAATTATCGCGGATTACTGGCAGAATCTTTAGGTCTTGATAAAAAAGATAAAAAGAAGAAAAAGAAAGTAAAGAATAGAAAGAGGAAATAATGGCTACCCATGTAGATAGAGTAGAACGGTCTGTAACGCATTATTCACCCGGCCCATTACCAGTAAATCCAGAAGATTTAGGACAGTACGTTGTCACAGAACTTAAACGGCTAGGAGATATATTATTAAACCAAGCAACATTCAGACTAGAGAGAACACATGAAGCACCGGCAAGACCCAGAACCGGAGACATCAGATTCGCCGATGGATCGGACTGGAATCCGGGATCGGGCGAAGGAATCTATTGGTACGGTTCAAGCTGGAACAAATTGTAAAATCATACTCGTAGCCCCTGACGACATCCCTCATATCTGGGAGAATGTACATCCACATTTAGAGGCGATGGAACCCCACTCAGAGGGGGAACTTTCTCCAGAGGATTTCTACGAATCCCTGATGAACAAAGAGATGCAGTTATGGATCGCTATAGAGGATAAGGAATTACTCGCCTCTATGGTTACCCAAATTATCCCCTACCCAAGAAAGAGAGTATTGAGAATCATCTCTATAGGTGGAGAAGGAATGGATCAATGGATTGGTTACATACCCCTTATTGAAGACTGGGCCTTATCTATGGGTTGTACCTCTTTAGAATGCTGGGGTAGAAAGGGCTGGCTAAAAATATTAAAGGACTGGAAATGCTCATATCACATAATAACAAAAGACCTCACGGGTAGGATGCACTAATGTCAGCAACAAGTTACGTTAATAACAATCAAGACTTAGCAGATGCCCTTAAAAGGATGCAGGATGATCCTAATTCCACAGAGGCTAAGTATTGGAAAGGTAGGACTGGTGGTAAATTAACAGCAGACGCATTTGGTAAAGCTCATGCGGATGAAACCAATGCTCTGATTACTGGTGATTATCAGGATAAGCATGGCGCAGGATCGACGGATATAACTCCCGGCACCAAAACTGATTTTGCTAAAGAAAATCTACCAAAATTAAAAGAAGCAAATGTAGAATCTCCCAAAGTAAAAGAACGCGAAAACAATGAGAACGAGGGCAAGATATCTTCAGGCGCGGGAGTCGTCACACCTCCGCGTACTGATCCTGATTTCTACCCTACTTTAGGGGGTGGTTTATTAGATACTAGCGGTGAAGCTGCAACTGCCGACACTGGTTTATTGAGTGGCACGGGATTGCCCTACAATCGTGCAAATTTACCAGTATGGAGTGGAACTGGAAGTATCTTAGGTACGCAAAAACTTTGGGATGCGACACAAACTGCTAGAGCGAGAGCCGAGGCTTTATCGGGCAACTACAGAGCATTAGATGCAATGTGGAAGGATGCTCAAGCAAGGAGAGCATCTTTAGCGGGTGATCCTAATGCACAGGAACTTCAATCTGCAATAATGCGGGCTGCTGGCGATCAGATAAGAATAATACAGGGTAGGGAGATGGGCCTTGAGGGGCCGAAACCAAAAGGTTTAGGAACTCCTTGGGTTGGCCCCGGATTAAGAGTTGCTTTAGACTCAGAAGGTAACGTAGAGAGGGACGATCAGGGTCGAGTCGTATATGATTATGATCCTGAAGCATATAGGGGAAGGTTTTACGAAAAATATACACCAACATCAGCAGAAGTAGAGCATTGGCGTAATTTATTTCCTGATTCTCCATATGATATTACTGAAGGTTATGTTACCCCGTGGCAGCAGGTCAATGCCCAATGGATGACAGGATCAAAAAACGAGAAAGGTAAACTGCTTTCTGATCTTGGTATTACGCCAACAGATGAGCAAATTGGTTTATTTGATAAGTCATTAAAAGAGGGTGTTGTTCCTCAAGCGTGGCGGGATGCTTGGAGAACTGAAAAGTGGGGTGATATTTGGAATGACCAGACCAAAATGTGGGAACCAGCCCCTCCAGATCAGAGAGAAGCGGCCTTACAGGAACAGCAGGAAAGATACGAGAAGGGCTATTTCAACCCCACAACTGGTAAAGGCGGTGCAGGAGAAGGCGCAGTATCTCAATGGGGAGTAGGAACTGGACTAATATCACCAAAGGATTTTGTTCCGTTAGATTGGACTGGCTCACAACCAGTTCCAAGTATGGGGATAACTGGTACTCCTACGGGTATTTTTGCACCGGGTGGTGGTGGTGTTGGAGGATTAATAAATCAGGGGGCTTATCGACAACCAGCCCCACAAGACTGGTCTAATATCATGCCAGTGAGTACCCCTCTCGCTTCGCAACAAGCTCTTGTGTCTGGACAGGGTAAGTTTTACCAGCCGTGGGCTACAGGACAAGGCGTTCCCCCCGGATTACTTAATTACCAGATACCAGGAGGCCCAGCAGCTAATCTAACGTATTCTGGAGCACAGCCTAGTCTGTTTGATCCAATCACTACTAACGGTAATGGTAATGGTAATGGCACGGATGAAGTTCAATTACAGGATTGGCAGCAACCGGGGTTTGATTATTCTGGAACGTATGGCCCAAAAGGACAACCAACTTACGTTCAGAGTTGGCCGAGTAGTATAGATTGGTACAGGGGATTGTACGGTGGTGATCCAGATTTTGTTAATCCATTTGTAACGAATATAGAAAAATAGAGCTTGATAAGAGGAAATAATTATGGCAGGTGGAACAACAGCAGTAACAACCACAGAACCCTGGGAGGCTCAAAAGGGCTACCTTGAGACGGGTTTTGGAGAGGCCGGAAAGCTATACGCACAGGGTCGGCCAGATTATTATCCTGGGGCTACAGTAGCTGGGTTTGATCCCAGCCAAACTGCTGCTCAACAGGCCACTTTAGGCTATGCTACGGGCCCAAGAGTCGGAGCTATGCAAGCAGGGGCTGAGAATGCTCTGTTAGGGCAGATGGCAAGTACAATGCCATTCGATCAGGGGCAGATGACTAGCCTCTTAGGGGGGTATGTCCCGACAGGAGCTGGAACGCCATACGGTGGCATGGCAGCTAATTTCCAGCAGCAATTTGTTGATGCTATAAACAAAGGAATGGCGGATGTGCGCAAGGGACAGGTTCTTTATCAACCTGGAGGTAGCTCAAGAGGGGACATATACCAGTCTAACGTATTTTCTGGAGCAGCCAAAACATTAGGTCAAAACCTTAACGAAATGTACATGGATGCTTATACACAAGCTCAGGGTATGAGATTACCAACCGCTCAGATGCAGTTGGGTGAAAGAGCTGCTGGATTGGGGCAGTATCCCACGATCATGGGTGCTCCATTAGGCATGTATCAGGCTATGGGAGACGTTGGAGAGCAGAGAAGGGCAATGTCCCAGGCTGCAATAGACCAGGCTCAGGCTAAGTACAACTACCAGGCTATGGCTCCGCAACAGGCTCTACAGAACTACATGGCAATGGTCTCAGGTGACTACGGCTCTACGGTTAAAGATACGCCCAGCGGCTTACAGACGCTTGGACAGCTTGCCGGTATAGGCATGAACTTATTCGGAGGCTGATATGGCAGCTGAAGGCACTCTATTGGGTTTTAAGAACCCCTTTACCAGAAGGAAGCGTGTAGATATAGAGGATTATCGACTAGATTGGGGGATTGTTGGTGAAGATGGAATGACTGGTCAGGATAGATATAACGCTGCCTTACGTGAAGAGTCAATAGAAGAGGCAAGAAGAGACCAGCTATCAGCTGCGCTTTCAGGTTTGGGTAAGACTGATGGAGGGGGTGGTGCTACCGTAGGTAGAGCCCGACCTGGAATGTCTCCCGTCACAGCAAGCCCATTTGGGTTCCCAACGGATATAAATTTAGCTGGTGGTAATGTAATGCCCGGAGCATCCACACAACCTTTTGTCTCAATGGAGCAACTTATGGCAAGAGCTAATCTCTTAGAACAAGCAAAAAGAAAAAGAGTATTCTAATGGTTGACATAACTAATTACGGATTGGGCTCTCTCGATGTCTCTGGTTTAGGAGATATATACGAGAGAGGCGCTCTTCCTATGCACGGATTTTCAGAGGCGCAGAAACAGGCTGAGCTTAGGAAAAGAATACGAAGGATGCAGAGAGCGCAGATGGTTATGAATATGTCTGGATTGCGTGTTCCTGATTACACTTCTAATCTTCAGTCATTAATGGCTGGAATAAAGCCAGAGAAGACAAGATCAGAAGCTGAGTTCGATAAGCAGGTAAAAATTCTAGGCCAGGAGATTCTCAGATTAAAGCCTAGAGACGACACTCAAGCAGAACAGATCGCTTCTGCTATGAAATTAGGCGCAGAGCATGTATCGGCATTCCAGGCCATGACGGGTATTTATGACTGGGGAGAGATGCAAGAGCTTTATTCTATGGATGAAGCTGGAAAGGCGCAGATATTCACTGGGCAAAAAAGAGACCCACGGATGCTTGCTGCGAGAGAAGGTGGAGCAGGGAGTAAAACTGCTTTAGATATACAACAAAAACAGCTTGCAGATGAGTGGACAAGGAAAGCTTTAACTGAGATGCAAACAGCTGATCCAAAATCAGCTGAAGCATTTAAGAAAATAATTGCAGATAAAGGAAAAACTAATCCTGAAATCTGGTACAACTCAGAAGTAAGAAAGGCTCTATATTCAGCGTTCAGCAATATTTACAAAGAGGGGGAACTAGCTCCTTTGTGGAAGACTGTCGATGGCAGAACTGACATGACTATGAAGCCTAAGAATGGTGCTGAGTGGAATCGCTTAATAAAAGACGAGGGGTATGCAACCGAAGAGAAGCACCTGGCTGTAGGTATGCAGCCTGTATACGACAGGATAAGAGCAACAGCCAGGGAAGCAGCTCAGGCTAATGCTGGAGTCGATGAAGATGGCTTGCCTAACACCCCAACCATTACAGATTACATGGATGCTTTGGATGAAGCTATAGCATCTAATAATGTCTACATCGCTGATCGAGCAGCTTTTAGAAAAGAATACAGAGACTCAATTATATCAACACAAAAGGCTGAACTTGATATTAGAAACTCAGCTCTTACACTTGATGAGAAGCTTCGTAAAGCTTTGGATTATGAAGACTACCAAGAATATGGTCCTCTAGTAAAGAGAATGCTGCTAGCAGGTCCTCCCATAATGGGCAGCGGAAACGCTATGGACCCAGAATTATACGTTCGATCCAGAGTAACAGGGCTTAATGTAAGCGAAGAGACAAAAGATAAATTAATCAAATATGGTGTAGACTTCTTAAAGGATAGACAAGATGCTGAGAAGGCTGGTGTTGATTTAACCGCTGCTAAATTAGGCATTGAAGCTACCGAACAGAGCATGAAAGCTACAACCCAGCGAATGCGGAAGGTAGAAAAAGAAATAGAGGCTCTTGTAGATGCTTCTACTGACAGAGGAAATGCTAATCAGATCAATTCTATTGTTGTAGATGCGATTGATATGTTCAAGTTAGGAATGCTTCCTACAGCTCCTGGTAAGCCATCACCCACCCTTGGGCAATATGTTAAACAGAAAATAGCTGCCGCCAAAATAGTTCTCAACGAGGCCACATGGAATGGTATACACACTAAGCTGGTTAATGCCGAGAAGAACTTTAGAGACGCAAGGAAGAAAGAACTTGAAATAGATATACTTCAATTAGAGAAAGAATCAGGGAAAGCCTACCCGGATGCTGGCTTTAGATTTAATTCCCGTAACCAAATTTATGCGGATGCACAGGGTAAGCCCATCTTTGTTGATAACCCGCAAAAAGATGCTGACGCAAGAGCTGCTAAGTTTTATCAAAAAGAAGCCAGGGGCTATGAGGATATTGATAGTGACTGGACTATTTATCAAGGTGGTGTGCTTAATAAGCATGGAAAAGAAGCATTTCCAGAACTGGTTGGTACGTCTGTAGTTTCACACGTTGGTAGGCCAAGTGTTGTTATCAACTTACAGCAAAAACTAAACGCTACTCCAGAAAGGAAGGAGCTGCGAGAGGTTGAAAAGAGATACCAGTTAGCTAAATTTACACTCGAGCAGGGCGAGATAACGGGTGGCTCACATGATTATTTTGCGATAGTAAACGTAATGAGATCAATAGACCCATCTATTGTAACTATGGGAGAGATCGAGGTTATAGGGGCACATACGGCCACTTTAGAGGGTTTTATTAGAGAACTAGAAAGTATTGAACAAGGAACCAGCTTAAGCTCTCCGCAACGAGCTACACTTGCTCTGATAATGGAAAATTATCTGAAAAATACATTTCTTCTTTCTGCCGGAGATTTGAGGGGTATTGCAGAATCTTATATTAGAGCCTATGGGGATCAACCATTTGCTAAACTTACTGTAGATGATATTGCTCCTTGGTTAGGAAGGTGGGAAGGCGAAGTCTTTAAGGATAAACCACTTGGTGAGCCAGGTGGAGGCTTTCAAATAATAAACATACCAGAAGCCAAGGCTGAGTTAATGAAAAGGGCCGATTTAAGTAAGGCTGGTGCTGCGGAAGTTGTACCGGACTACGCTATAATAGAAATTCCCACTGGGCTAGAGAGTATAGAACTAACACCAACAGATATTACTGTTACCGATCCTTCTGGGGAACAAGTGGAAACTATCCAACCAAAAGTTGAGGCTGAAGTACATACTCCAGTGATGCGTGGGGAGCTTCCTAAATTACCTTTCTATGATGACATCAAGAGATGGGATGCTAAAGGATTGGGCGCATTATCAATACTTGAGAGTGGATTGCAGGGAGATACTTCAGATGAATATAAAGCAAAACTCCGAAGAGCAATAGAACTATACAAAGCAGGGAAGTATAATGGCTGAGAAACGATTTGAAATTACCGTAGATGGTAAAAAGTATCACGTAAGCCTCCCTCAAGATCAATGGGATAGGCTGTATGCGGTTGATCCAAGTTTAATAGGTCAAAAAAATGCTCGGTGGCCTGACGGTAATAAAAGTGGTCGTCTTTATAATAACCAAGAAGTATGGCAGAAGCTTGTTCAGTCCGATGCTATTGCACAAGCTATAGCGGGTGAAAAACAACGCCCAGCTCCCCAAAAGGACCAGGCAATAGGAGCGGCTCTACAGCTTCAAGATATTCTTACGTTGGGTGCTGGAGACGAACTTGCTGGGTTATTTGCTGCTGCGGGAGCCTTAGCTCCTGGCGGAAAAACACCAGTAGAAGCTTATCGGGAGACCACTGGAGACATAAGGAGAAGGCTTGAGACGGAGAGAGAGCAACGCCCAGTAGGTTCAGCAGCAATAGATGTAGCTGGTAGCCTTCTTGGCGCTAAAGGGGGTATGAAGATTGCTGAAGAGGTACTTCAGAACCCAGCTCTTGCTAAATTACTTGGAACAGGAACCGGGCCAACAACCCAGGTAGCACATGTAACTCCTCGTACAGCGGGTCAGGCTGCGGAATGGGTTCCAGCCACCTCAGAAGCACCCCTGCTTTCCAAGTATTCATTTATGAAAACCTTCCCAGGCAGGAATGTTCCAAGCGCATTAACTAGAGTTAGGTCAGGTCCATCATTGAGAACAGCTTCTACGACAGGAGGGTACAGCGCTGCTGGAGCTGGTGCATATGGATTCTATAGCGGTGAAGGCGGTGGGCCCTTGGAGGAAACACCAGGCTACAGGGACAGGCGGGGAAGATGGGTTACAACGGCTCCTTTTGGCTTTGCTCTTGGAGCTGGTCTCTCTATGACTCCTGCTGCTGCATCAGCAGCTCGACATTTAAGGACCAGACTGTCAAGTGCGCTTAATAAAGAAAGAATCCCTGTGGCAAGAGTGAGACCAGAAGTCGCTGAACGCTTGGGTTTAAACCCTGAGCAGTGGTATCCATTTACGGGCAAAGAAGGCTACCCAGCTGTACGGATAGGGGATAAGACTGTCAACAGGAGCGATATTGAGATAAGAATGCCTGGAGAAGCAGAGCCTGTTCCTACAGGTCCAGAACGTATGGAGACTGAATTCGCTACACCAGAGGACTATGATCGAGGAGCTGAGGTGGCAGCTACTACTAGGCTTAGAGATAGTCTTGTTGGGGAAGGGCCAACAACCATAAGGCGAGAGGGGCTTAGAGATGAGGCTATGCTTGGTGATGAAGGCGTATTTGACCCAATCACATTACATGCTGCTATGCAAGCAGGTGGAGAATCAGCAGCCTCTGCTGCTGCGAGAGCTAGGCTAACCCAAAGAGCTGAACAAGCTGCTCAGGAATCCATGCTTCCTATGGAGAGATATGTAAAAGATGTTCGCGGTGAAACTGCTGAAGGGCTTATTGCCCCACAGAGAGAAGCTGCTGATATTGCATATACTACGGCAAGAGAAAGCGGTGATGCAGTTCCAATAAAGAAGGGTCTTGTCTTGGATCGTTTGCGTGAATCAGTTCACTTTAATGAAGTTCTCAAAGCGGCTAGACTAAGGAGAACCAGTGCTAAGAGGGGTGATCCATTACTCGATGAAGTGGGTCACGATTATCCGGATACTAGGGCAGAACTTCTTGGTGGTTACAGGAATATCTCAGAGGGTGATGTTGCTAGGTATGAAGCTGCTGGCTGGGAGATAAAAGTAACAACCAGAGCTGAAAAGGTAGGCGGTGAAATGGTAGAGGTTGAAATGTATAGAGCCATTGATCCAAATGGTCCTAACCTAAAAGCCAGACAGGTCAATGAGCTTAGTCAGGAAATGCAGCAGATGGCCGAAAGAGAGCAGACTGGCGACTTTATGGAGTTTGTTGAGGACTTCAATACAGAATTTATACGCAAGCCTGGAGGAAGGTTAGAGACGGCTGGGAGACTGTATGATGAGAGATTGCGTTTAGAAGAAGCTACCGTTGGTAGAGAGGGTGTATCTCCAGTATTAAAGATGCGCCCCGCAGAGATAGAGCGTCATATTGAATACACTGGCAGAGGTGTAACAGACGATTTGCCTTTTGGGACCAGAAGAAGCAATGCTCAGAAAGTTATTATCATAGAAGAGGGTATGGATGCTATAGCCAGAGAGGTAATCAAACATGAAGGAACCCCCCCACAAGAGCTTATAGATCGAGCGCAAGTTCTTATATCTCATATAAGTGATAACCCACATGCTTTTAGAATGTGGAAGGATGCAGTAACAAGAGCTAAAGAGTACAAGCTATCTAAAGAGAGGGTGGGAACAGAGTTCAGACCCCATGAGGAGCGTAAGGAAACCCTTGGAGAAAAGGTGGGTGGTTTTGGTAGAAGAATGGCTGAGTTTTTCTTCTCCGCACCATTCGCTGCAACCAGAGCTTTGGATAGAGCGCTATCCAGTGCAGCTAAGATAAGGAACCAGGCTATTAATGATGCCGTGGTTGATATGCTGACAAAGGTTGGCAAACAGAGAGAAGCGGCTAATCGTCTTATAATGGAGAAGATTAATGCTCAAATAATTTCTGCCAGTGACAAGAGGATTCTGGGTGATATTATTCGTATAGCCACAGGCAGAGCAGTTGCACCAATCTCTGAGCAAGCAGGTGACATGCCTATAGTAGGCCCAGTCGTAAAAGGAACTGGGATGGGCTTGCTGATGGGAGGAATGAAAGCTAGAAAAATGATACCTTTCTGAAGTTATTATACCTGACTTTGGAAATGGGAATAAGGTAGAGATATGAGCAATGGAACCCAATTAAATAAGAGCATATCTGTAGGACACATCGTAGCCACGGTAGGTTTAATAGTAGGTGGTTTCG